TCCATATATCTGTTATAGGCTGTAACAAGAGACAAGAAGTCTGGTTTTGTTACAGCCTATAACAGATATATGGAAGATTGGTATATCGCAAATGGCTTTGACAGTGTAAAGGTCTATGCGGCTGGTGGAGGCGGATGGCAAGGTGGTTTTGTCTGGGCGCTTAACGGATTTAACTGGCAAGCCTCACAGGCAAGCGATGTTCCACGTATTCTTCGTAGCATGTCAAATAGAAGAGATGCTACAGATGAAGAAAAGCAGATCATTAAAAGAATGCAGGATCGTGTCGCAAAAGATAATCCAACTGGAGAATATAAAGTAGACACAGTTCCTACTCCTTTAGAGCTCGCGCTTATTGGTTGGTACCCTGGTGCGACTAACTGGGTAGGCAAGAAGCAAATGATTAGTATGAGCTGGTATGGGCAAAAACGTCTCAGCCCAGAAGCTATCGAGCAGCGTCAAGCTATTAACTATGACCAGTCCCGTAATGCACGTAAGCGCATAGAGGACAAGCTAAATCGGCCTGGCGTTAGCCGCGAACTTGTTCTAAAGGTCAACAGCAACGAGTTTGCAGATACAAATCCAGAGCTAGCTCCTTACATCGATCAGATTCGCGATGTACTAAGAAGTAACCGCTCATTGGCAGTTCTTTCTCCAGCAGCTAAGACAGCGCTTAACCGCTACACTGCAGGTCAGCTCCTTAAGGGCGAAGGACGAGATGCTACACTGCAGGATATCTTCAAGTTACGTATCGCGCTTGATGCAGAGTTTAAGGCTGATAATCCACTAGCTTCTTCAAAGGACTTTGGAGTTGGATCGCAGCTTCTAGATGTGTCAATTGAAGACGTTCGCAGAAATAATGTACCAGGTTTTACTGTAAAAGAACTTGGCGTCTTTGAATCTGGAGTCAATGACACCTATATGGTGACACACAATGATTCAGGTCAAGTGTTTTTTGTGAAGAAGGACTCGTACGCTACTCAGTTTGAAATTAGCGGTCCTGGCGCAGAGGTACAAGCAGACACAATGCTACGCGCTGCTGGTGTAAGTGCCGGGTATGAAACACGCGTCAGTAACGTCGACCCAGAGATTCTTGTTATGCAGCGCGCAGGAGCTGGCATTCCTCTGCTGAGTGAGCCAATGACCGCGCAGAATGCGCTTGGAAATCGTATGGCAATCAACATGCCTGACGGGACTACAATCAAGATTACTCCAGAAAACTTTATGGACCTTCTTCATACCCCTGAAGATGCCGTGCGCATTATGTTAGTAGATCTTATTATTAGCAACATGGACCGTCACAACAATAATCTTTTACTGGCGGTCGATGGCACCGACAAGACACGTATTCGCGCATTGCCCATTGACCATGCGCTGTCAACGTTTAGTCCTGACATTGAAGGAATGCAGTTTACCGTACAAGAGCTGTTTGACGGTGACAGCAATAAGATCTATGGAATGGCAATGCCTGTTTTGACTAAGCGTCTAAAGCAAGAAGAAATTCTTGATATCTTTAGAAACGAAGCTCGCGTAATGATGATGCAGCTAGACAATCCTGCTAATCTTCCTACGGGAAAAGAACTTGATCTCATCGTCAAGAACTTCGGAAGCCTCGACGCGTACCGCGCTAAAGTTCAAGAACGCATCGACTCTCTTCTAAAGCCAGGTGGCGAAGGATACGACATGTTCTTAAGAGTTCTTAACCCTAGATATTGGTCAAGAAACCGATAAGGAGAAAATACGAAATGATAAAGGTAATCCGCGCGTTTGACATGACTGACAACACTCATGCGTTTTCAATAGTAGCAACTGATAAAGGCTTTAAGTATATTTTCTCTAGCAGTAATGAGCTATTTGATCCAGGCAAGAGAGTTCAGCTTTTACTGGACACTGTTAAGAAGGATCGTAAGTCATATACTGTAGACGACTATCTTGATCTTTCACGCTTTAATCTTAGTAACTACTATTTCTCTGCTCCATTTGAAGAGCCTAGCGAGAAGATTGCTATCAAGAGCGAAAAGCTTAAGATGGAAAAAGATCAGGAAATTAGCAATGCGCTAGAAGAATCAAAGAAGTCCGTTGGCGTTGCGCTTAGATCTGTCGACATCGAGCAGGTGCTACTAGATTTTCCTGAGCTTCTTGATCAACTTTCATCTGAGGATGAAGAAATTGATATTACTGCGCCTGGAATGCTAGAGCTAGTATTCGCAGCTTTAGGCTCAGTTGATCCTAATGGACCTAATGCATGGCTGTTAGATTATATGGATGGCCAGACCGCCGATGGCGTAGTTGGCGATTTAGTATTTGACCCTCAGCCTACCGACGAGACAGGAAACAAGTAATATGGATATCGTAGGAAAGAATGGCTCACAGGTTCTTTTCTCTAACGAGAACTCCGGCGTCATTATTGACATCGAAGAAAACGTCGTAGTAGACTCTGGTCCGTTAACAGCTCTTGTCGCGTCAGCTTTATGGGATGCTTCTAGCGTAGAGATCGACGAGACTATCGCTGATCTTGCTCAGGCTGCATTGACTACACTTGACGTTGCGGTTGTTGCCGCGGCTGGTCGCATGTACACTATCCCTAAGGGCGCTCAAGAGGAAGCTAAGCGCGGTCTAGAGTGGCGTAAGGAATATAACCGTGGTGGAACATCTGTAGGAGTAAACTCCGCACGTACACTTGCGAAGGGTGGCCAAATTGGAATTGAAAAAGTTCGCCATATTGCTAAGTATTTTCCTCGCCATGAGATTGATAAGAAGGCGGAAGGCTATCAGCCAGGTGAGAAGGGCTTTCCTTCTCGTGGGCGTATTGCGTGGGCTCTCTGGGGCGGGGACACCGCGTGGCGTTGGGCGCGAGCAATCGTCGAGCGCGAAAACAAAAAAGCTTTAAGAGCTGACGGATATACAGACCAAGGCTACGAAGATGACCTTTACGACTACGCAACCGATACTACCTACAGCGCCGAGGTCGATGCGTTTAGGGAGGCTTCTGCGACAGAAATCGGAGCAGTTGAGTTTATTGCCCGTATGCTAATGGACGGCTCAGGTATCGACCGCCTATACAAAATTGATGAGGCGTATAACGTTGCGGTGTGGGACGCAGGCTTCTGGCATGCGCTTCCAGGAGTTGACGCGGATCTCGTAAGCTATGACCTAGCACTTGACGGAGATGCAGACGGAGTCGAAAAGACCCACGTTGAAATTGACGCTGAGACTGCTATGTTCCTTAGCGCTTGCTTCCAGGAAAACCCAGATCATTTTGTCTCTTTATTTGATGTAAACTATGACGAAGCAGAGATGATTCTTGCGGCCGCGTCTGAACTTGATTACGAGATGATTGACAGAGCAATGATTGCAGCCGTAAATCCGGAAGACGGAGTCTACTCTCCCGAAGAGCGCTCTGAAAACGTTCAAAAGCAAGTACGCGATAAGACAGGTAAGTTTTCAAAGATGGGTTCACGCGTAGTTATTGGCGGAGATACTCAAAAGGGTGCAGGAAACATCATCGCACTTGACCCTGCAAAGCAGAGCGTGCGTGTTCAGCTTGATTCTGGCAGCATCGTTGATGTTCCAGCTGTAGCTACAGAGCCAGAAGCTACTGCGACACCTACCTCTTCTACACGAGCACCTATTGAATTTGAAGGACTAGACACATCAGGTATTCTTGGTGAGCCACGTGTTCCAATTGATCGTCCTGACGCAAAAATTCCTGGAACTCTTCCAGCGCTATCACCTGAGGACCTTGGAAAGATTATGGGCGACTGGCCAGCATGGGTTAAGTCTCAACGCGATGCGTTTAAGGCAAACCCTAGCTCAGGTGCGTCAAAGACAGAAAAACTTGTTACAGGACCAGGGCAAGCGCCGCAGATTGAAAAATCAGAGACTATTAAGGCTCTTGAAAAATTAACTGGTGTAAAGATAATTACAGATCCTTACGAGCACCCGCTACTACGGTCCTTCTTAAATAAGAAGGTTAAAGGGTCTGACGGTAAGTATTACTACCCAAACAAGATGTACTACCAACCAATTATTCGTGGTAGCGCGGAAAAAGCTGGTAAGTCTTCAGAGACATCTCCAGAAACTTCTGATGTTCAGCCTATGTTCTTTGCAATCGTCTCTCAAGACGATCCTAGTGCAGTACTTGAGCTTGTCTCGTTAGTGCCTGCAAGCTCTACATCTACTGACCCTATGACATACATCCGTCGCGATAATAAGTGGATGCGCGAAGAGGAAGTTCTTGCAGACCTAAACTCTCCAACGCCTCCTCCAGTTATTCCTCTAGACGGAGAATCACTTAAGAGTGTTATCGAGCAGGTAGATGGAATCAAGCCAGTTCTTACAGCTGGCGCTGACGCAGAGTTCTTTACTCTTCTTTGGGGCGCAGGCGGAAACGTTATGGTTATGACCGCTGCAGGTGGTGCAGACCGTAATCGTGGAAACGCTGAAAACCTACGTCGCTACTGGACTGTTGGTAAGGGTGGACTAAAGATTCGCTGGAACACACCTGGCGATTGGACACGTTGCTATCGACAACTAAAGAAGTACATGGGTCCACGCGCTAAGGGCTACTGCTCTTTGCGTCATCATGAAATGACCGGGATGTGGCCTGGAGACAAGCGCAATCCTGGAAAGAAGAAGGGTGCGTTTGCATTGGACGATATTCGCTCATACGATGAAGTTTTAGAGGCTTCAGTTCTTTCCGCTCGTGCAGCAGATGCTCGAGAAAGAGTTCTTTTAGCCGACGGGCATATTGAGATTACTGAAGGCGCTGCCTTTAGAATTCCTCTTGTAATTCCTGAGGATCTTGAGTCTGGTGACGGACGTAAGTTTAAGAAGGGCGCGATTGAAATTCGTGAGCTTCCTCTTCCTCTAATGTGGCAGATCAAATCTGCTGAAGGGCACAATGGCTCAGTAGTGGTAGGTCGCATCGACACCATGGAGCGCGTTGAAAATGGTATTGGAAATGCAACCGGAGTCTTTGACTCAGGTGCGTACGGGCAAGAGGCAGAGCGTCTAGTGCGCGAAGGCTTTATCCGTGGCGTTTCCGCTGACTTGGATCAATTTGAGGCAAGCCAGCACACAGTTGAATTATCTGAAGATGAAGATGCTGGTAAAATTGGAACAGACAAGCTCATGATTACTCATGCGCGTGTCATGGCGGTAACTCTAGTGCCTAAACCGGCATTTCAAGAGTGCCAAATCTACCTTGTCAATAATGACAAGAAACAGGAGGACATAGTGGTTCCCGACGGAATATACGTCGACGAAATGGATCCAATCGAGGCATCAGCTTTAGTAGCTTGCGGTCTCGTTGCTGGCTCTGTTCCTGTCGTTCCGCCACGCTCGTGGTTCGACAATCCAAAGCTATCTCAGGCAACACCGTTGACAGTTGACGACGATGGCCGAGTATTTGGTCACATTGCTGCATGGCATGTAGATCACATTGGAATGTCATTTGGCACCCGCCCACCTCGCTCAAAGAGCAAGTACGCCTACTTCCACACAGGAGTTATCCGTACCGATGATGGTAAGGACATGCCAGTAGGTCAATTAACATTAGCTGGTGGCCACGCTTCACTAGAGGCATCTGCGGCTGAAGCTTCTCGTCACTACGACGACACAGCTTCTGCAATCGCGGATGTTCACGCAGGCGAGGACGCCTTCGGTATCTGGGTTGCTGGTTCACTTCGCCCAGGCGTTACACCGGAGCAGGTTCGTGCCCTTCGCGCGTCTGCACCTTCTGGTGACTGGCGTCCAATCAAGGGTCAACTTGAGCTCGTTGCAGTTTGCCAGGTAAACGTACCAGGCTTCCCTATCGCACGCGCTCGTGTAGCCTCAGGCGCGGTTATGGCATTGGTTGCCGCAGGTGCCCAGGTACTTGCACGCATGAAGTCAGATCCTGTCGCAGAATTAAGCTCTAGAATTGAAAAACTGGAGCAGTTAGAAAATGCACAGCTTTCTGTAAAAGCGGATGTCGCTAAGGCAAAGTTTGATCTTGTTCGCGAGGAGCGTCTAGCTCAGCTTTCAGCTGTTGCCGATGCAGCCTACGAGCGTATCCACGGCGAGCCTCGCTATGACGACAACTTTGGTTACATCTCCCGCGAGAAGCGCCAGAAGCTAGCCAAGGAAGGTAAGGCTCTTCCAGATGGTTCTTACCCAATTACAAACCTTGATTCTCTAAAGGATTCTATCCAAGCGTACGGTCGCTCTAAGCCAGGTAAGCGAGCAGCTGTTCGCCGCCACATCTCAAAGATGGCACGTAAGTTTGATCGCCCAGATCTCATCCCAGAAAACTGGAAATCACTATCTACCGTAGACGAGGACGTAGACGATCTACGCGCTCGTCTCGCAGAGTTTTCTGCTAAGCTAGGCGATGATATGGGAAAAACATTAGCGGTTGAGGCTGAAGAGCAGGGTAAATATAACCCTGACACTCAACCGCGCGATGCAAAAGGTAAGTTTCGTCAAGTTTTAGCCCGCATTAAGCAGGACGCAGGCGTTTCTGGTCTTCAAAACGTCATCGAGAAGATTGAAGAAGCAGAGAACCTTGACGACGCTGGCGACTACGCACAAGCTACTAAGTCGGCTGGAGATGTTATCTCTATAGTTGACCGTATTGACGAAGGCGCACTTAACCCAGACGCACTAGAGAATATTCGTTCCTCGGCAAAAGCCCTAGGTGAGGTTATTGCTAACCTTCCTTTGCCTTTCGGGAGCGATACGGAGAAGGTACGCTATAGCGATCTTCCTCCAGCCCTTCAAAATCTTATTAAAGAGATGATGTCAAGGGTAGAAGAAAAGATCGGTGCTGATGACACCGAAGAGGCGACCACGGGACTTAGGTCGTTTATGTCTGGCGGAGATTACTTTACTCAGCAGGAAATTTCCTCTGAGTTAAGCAAGCTTCTCAGACTATTAACCTAAGAAATATAATGTATTATTCAATTTAGGTGGAGTGCCTTAATGCGCCGCATTAAGTCCCTCGGCCTTGACTGATTAGCGAATGAACAACTCGTTCATCATGACTGGCCCGGAGGAGGGACAGTGGACCAAATTAAACTAATGATTGACCAGCTCTCTGAGCTTAGCGAGGAACAACTCGCCGAGTTACAGACATCTATCGTCAATGAGTTTGAAACGGTTGAGAAGGAAGATCCAACTCCCCAGACAGTAGACGCCATGACATCTCTAGCCGATATGCTTGACACCGTTCGCGGTGAAATCAAGGGTCGTGCAGCTGCAGCTGAAGAGCTTGCAGCACGTGCTGCGGAAGCAGCAATGCGCGTTAAAGGCGAAGAAGATGCACCTGCAGAAGCTCCAGAAGGCGATATGCCTAAAGAAGCTCCTGCCGAAACTGAAGAGAAGCCTGAAGAGGCTCCTGAAGAAGAGAAGAAGGAAATGCCAATGGCAGCGTCAACATCTGTGGAAGAAGCATCTGAACTATCAACCTCAGTAGAACCAACCGAAACAACCACAACAGAGGCAACAGAGCCTGCAGCTGAACTTTCAGCTCCAGAAGAAGTTGCTGCAACTGAGACTGAGACAGTAGCTGAAGCTGCTGTAGAAGAAGTTTCAACTGAAGCTGCGGTAGAGGCAACTCCACAAGCCGAGCTTTCAACAGAACCAGCCGAGGCTGAAGTTGTTGCAGAAACACCTGCTGAAGAAGCAGTTGTTGCATCAGCTGAAGTTGAGGAATCAACAGAAACAATCGAAACAACCGAAGCGCCTACAGCGCAGGAAGATCAGGAGGCACCAGTGACCGCCGCCGCAAACGAGCCGGACGCTTTAATTGAAGCTCCAGCAGATCGCCGCCCAGTAGCACAGGCTTCAGTAGCTCCAGTGGCAATCACTGCAGGCGCTGATATCCCTGGTTACACAGCCGGATCTGCAATTACAGACATGTCAGAAGTTGCACAAGCAATGTCAAAGCGCTTGCACACACTTCGTCGTGTAAACGGTGGAGATGGAGAGCAGCACATTGTTGCTTCTATCACCACACAATACCCAGAAGAGCGCACTCTTTCAACAGATGCAGAATCTAACTGGAACAAGATCCAGAATGTAGTCGGTCCTGAGGCACTTGTTGCTTCTGGTGGCCATCAGGCTCCATTCGAAGTTAAGTATGACATCTTCGGACTTGGCTCAGCAGTGCGCCCAGTTCGCGATTGCCTACCTCGCTTCCAAGCAGACCGTGGCGGTATCCGCTACATCGTTCCACCAGTTCTATCTGACTACGCTAACGCTGTAGGCATCTGGACTGCTGCAAACGATTCAGCAGAAACACCATCACCATCAGCTAAGCTAAGCTTGACTGTAACAGCAGCATCTGAGACAACAGTCGCAACTGACGCTGTAACACTACAGCTACAGTTCGGTAACCTTCTTACTCGCGCGTATCCTGAATTGATCGCTCGTCACAACGAGCTTGGTCTAATCCAGCACGCACGTGAGGCTGAAGGCCAAATCTTGACTCGTCTAGATGCGCTTTCAACAGCAGTTACTTCAACATCAATCATCGGTGTTGCTCGTGACTTCCTAGTACAGATTGGCCGCGCTGCAGCAGCGTACCGTTCACGTCACCGTCTAGAGGCTGATGCGCCACTTCGTGCAATCATGCCAGCATGGATCAAGGACGCAATGGTAGCTGACCTAACTCTATCAATGCCTGGAGACTCAACTCTCAATGCATATGGTGAGATCGACGGTCTATTTGCATCACGTAACATCAACGTGTGCTACACACTTGATGGTTCAGCTCTTACAACCGCACAGGGTGCAAACGCAATGAACGAGTTCACAGACACATTCGTCTGGTACTTGTTCGCTGAAGGAACATTCTTGTTCCTAGACGGCGGCACACTGGATCTAGGTATCATCCGTGACTCCACCCTCGTTGGCACAAACGACTACAAGATGTTCGTAGAAACATTTGAAGGCGTTGCTAAGGTAGGCGTTGAATCAATTAAGGTAACATCAACCATCTCTGTAAACGGTGCAGCAGCAGCTCTCCGCGACACACTAGGTGGCGTTACAGCAGCAGTAATCGAATACTAATAGTTATTCGGTAGTCGTTGAGGGGGAGCTTGGAAACGAGCTCCCCCGATACGAAACAAAAAACTAAACTTTTAGATTAGGAATTAAAGATGGCTTTTACAGGAATTTTTGAAGCCCCGAAGATTACTCCTTCGGAGTTCGGTCTATTCACCGTAGCTAAGCCTGAGACTCAATTTGAAGAAGATCAATGGATTCGCGGATTCTCACACGAGTGGGACACAACTATCCGTGGTCTTGTCAACTATGATGACACTGACACAACGTCAAGTACGTTGGTATCTAACACTACCCCTGAGCGCTATACAGAAATTAAACCATTTTTTATTGAAGCTGAAGACTATCGCTCGGCATTAGGGTTCCCTGGTCTTGACTATGTTGCAAGAGTTAAGCGCCAACTTGAGGGTGGAACTCAAAAGGCAATGGAGCGCGAGCTATGGGACGGCGCGATTAGAAAAGGCGAATCCCACGCGAACAAAGCACTTAGCGCTTCAACCGCGACTCTTGTCAATAGCACTACTGCGCTGTCTGTTCAACGCGCGCTTGCCCTTCTAGACTTTGAGCTAGGAGACACTTCTCCAGCTGGAGAAAATGGCGTCATTCACATGACAAAGGACGTAGCTGGTCTTCTATCATCTAACTACATGATTTTTCACAACGAAGCAGGCCATCTTCAGACAATTAGCGGGACCAAGATTATCATTGGTTCAGGTTATTCTGGAGCAGGCCCAACTGACGTGACAGGCGCAACAGCGTCAGCAACAAACAAATGGATGTACGGCACCGGTTCAGTCAGGACATTTCTTGGCGACATCGATGTCGTAGCTGACACTCTAGCCCAGAGCTATGATGTAGCAGGAAATCAGAACGATATGCGTATTAAGGCAATTCGCCCAGCGGCGGTTTACTTTGACCCGTCTATCCATCTCGCAGTCAGAGTTGATCTGACGGCATAGAATAAGCTCTATAACAACTTCTAAATACCGCCTCTAAATAAGGAGAAACAAAAAACAATGGCAACTCAAGAATACGCCGCCAGTATTCAGGGCGTCTCAATTCGAGTAACTCGACTTGACGCGTCTGGCAACCTCCTGAATGAGCCTGGCGACAGCTACACAACATCTGCGTTCATGCGTCTTTCATTCACACCTGAATACGAAGAAGGCGATGAAATTACAGAAAAGGGCGCTAACGGCGCTGTCTGCGTAACATACAAGTCTCCAGATACACTAAAGCGTATCACGATGGAACTTGCTATCTGTGAGCCAGACCCAGAATTAACACAACTTCTTTCAGGCGGTTTACTGCTTCGTAAGAACCTTGGCACATACGCTTCACCAGATCGTAAATCTGTTGGTTGGTCTTCTCCTGCAACAGGTGATGATCCTGCAGGTAACGGTGTTGCTATCGAGACATGGTCACACGCAATCATCGACGGTAAGAAGGCTTCAACACTTCCTTACTTCCACTGGGTATTCCCATACGCAAAGCTTCGCCTTTCAGGCGACCGCGTAATTGAGAATGGTTTGCTTGCAAACACATTCGAAGGTTACGGCCTTGGAAACACAGCATTCTCAATGGGTCTTGACGAGCGCTGGGAGTTCCCAACAGCTACAGAGCGTCCATACTCATACGCTCGTTCATACTGGGCTCCAACAGGCCGCAAGGGCTTCTACCGCTGGCACGGAGATATCTCAAAGACAATCTCTAACGTTGCTCGTACAAGCGCTACTGCGACTGTTACTACTTCTGCAGCTCATACATTTGAAGCTGGCGATTCAGTAGTTGTTTCTGGTCTAACTAACACAGCGTTGAACGGTACATACACGATTACTGCTGTACCAACAACTACAACATTTACATACACTACAACAACATCAGGCACTATTGCATCTGCATCAGACGCTGGTACAGCTTTAGTAGCCGCTAACTCACGTGCAGTGACAGACTTCACTTCACAGGGTTCAACATCTTCATACAACGTTCCAGGAAATGAAAACTACAACGCTGATAACGATGTAGACTTCATCATTGCTTCAACAGAGGATCCAACCTCTTAATAATAGAATGTGAGCGGCATGCCAATGTGTTACCACCAACACAGGCATGCCGCTCCTCTATTAAGATATGAACTAACGACGATTAGACAGGACAAATAAGTGTCAAACCTTTGGGTTTCAGTAGATGAGCTTGACTCATACGCTAATAGCGAGTACGCGTACGAAGCTGTTAAAACTGCATCGCAGCTTCTATGGTCTATGTCTGGCCGAAAGTTTAACGGCGTAACTACTGTAACAGAAAAGTATGTTTGCTCTTCTCGTGCGTATCGTTTAGGCGCTTCTTCTAGCAACTACACTCCTGAGCTAGTTGGCGGAGAGCTATATAACATTCCTTTTGACGAATTTGATGACTACGCCGAGCTTACAACAGACGGTATGTCACCTTCAACGCGTCTGCGCCTTCGTGGAAGGCCAGTAGTAGCGATTCATTCGGTTCGTAACCGTGCAGGATCTATAGTAGACCCTTCAAATTATTATTTAGTAGATCATTCAACACTTCAAGCGCGCCAGGGCACATCTTGGGCTCCTTGCAACATCGAGGTAACGTACACCTACGGAGCTCCTCCTACTGCGGCCGGAAAAGCAGCTGCTCGTGTTCTTGCTACAGAATTTATTAAGCTTTGGTCAGGTGATGATGATTGCGCACTACCTCAGCGTGTTACTTCTATTTCTCGTCAAGGTGTTTCATACACAGTTCTTGATAACCAGGACTTTATTGATGAGCTACGCACAGGTTTATATATAGTAGACCTTTTCCTCAAGTCTTCAAACCCAGACAAGGCTCGCGCAAAGGCTAAGGTATTTAGCCCAGACGTTCCACGTGCTCGTCGTCACGTTGCTAAGCCTCCAATCTTGCCTAGAACTTCACTAGATATGTTTATTACAGGTTCAGAAGGCGCATTGCTCGACGTAAACATTGACTACATCAATGCAGCGTTTCTCGTGACAAACGATGACTGGATTCCGACAATTAAGATCGGAAACTACAGCGGAACTAAGACAAAAGATCTTGGCTCAGGCGCTGTATCTATTAACTCGATCACTACGGACATCTCTAAGTCTGTTTCGCACAAGCAACTTGCAGATAACATGGCAATTATTACCACGTCTACTGCCCACGGGTTCTCAGTAGGCGACTACGTGACAATCTCAGGCATCAATGCGACCTTTAACGGCTCGTACTACATCAGCGAGGTACCTACGACTACGACGTTTATGTATGCAAAGGTTGCTGCTGATGTCGCGTATGGCGCAGACACCGGAACGGCTCTTGTAACTAACGAGTCACGTGATACACTTACACTTTCTGTTACGTACGAGGACGCCTACGGTTACGCTGGATTCTTAGACCCTGGCACGTGGGATCTTTACGCGACAAAAGGCGACGAAACTGTGTATATTGCGTCCGGTAACCTGATTCTTCAATTAGGTAAGACTACTACACCTACGTATACACTAGACAACTAGGAGACGCAGTATGCCAATAACAGATGTCTCTACAGTATCAGAAGACGCACTAAGCCTTAAGGTTTTTCTTGATAAAGTACTTGAGAAGACTATTAAAGTATTTGAAGAAAACAACGTCCCGCTGCCTTCACGTAGATTTTGGACTGTAGGCGAGCCTGCCATTGATTGTGAGCAACTGGTTGTTTCTTTCATGCAAATGTACTTAGGAACACCTGGAGACCAGGCGGGTACTCCTCAACGCTGCACGATGCCAAGAAGCGCTGTTCTTACTATTTCTATATCGCGTGAAATTCCTGTAGTTGGCCAGAACGGCAAGGCTCCTACTGGTGAAAAGATTCAAGAAGGTTCTGAGGCAGCCGTCGTAGACGCATGGATGTTTATGCGTTTGCTTAATAGACTTGACCAATGGGAGCCAGACGAGTTTGGTATGGGTGTCATTGCTACGGCTGATAGCTCTGGTTTTGACGGTGGTTTTCAAACAACGGCTATGCAATTGACTATGGTCGTTCCATAATGCCACTTTTTGGAATCGTACGCGACAGTCCAATAATCACTGTAGCCCAACAGGCAAGAAATCGTGTTAGACGAGCTGGAAGAGCGAGCGCGCCTCTTTTGTCTTCAAGCAGAGGTTTAGGTATTAGCTTTGGCAACACACAAGTAGTATTTCGTAAGACTACACTGGACTTTACTCTTAACAGTCCCTTTGGGCCTGTAGGACGTCATATGTATGTTCGAGGTCGTGCTATCGTTAGCGCTGCAAAAGCTCAAGTAGGAGTTGACACCGGTAGATTAAAGAATTCTATAAGTATGACGCAGTCACGAGCAGTGTACGGGCAGAGTATGACTATTGGGTCTCCGCTTAGATATGCTCTCGCCCATCACGAAGGTACACGTCCACATATAATTACTCCTAACAGGGCAGAGGTTCTTCGGTTTAGTTCTAGAGGTCGCGTAGTGTATGCACGCTCTGTGCGACACCCTGGAACTAAGCCTAATAAGTTCCTCGCCAATAACCTTTATTTGATAAGATAACCTAGAATTAAGGCACACAAGCCTTGATAAAGACACAAACATAAAACGGAGGAAAGAAAGATGACTAAGTACAAAGACTTTGGTTCTGGCAAAAGCGCCGGAGAAAAAGAGCCAGTAACATTTAAGCTACACGAAGAAGAATTTTCCTGTCGCGAACAACTCCAGGGAAAGACTCTTCTTGACCTAGTCGCTCGCTCAAGTGGAGATGACGCTGTTGAATCTGCAAAAACAATCAACATGTTTTTCGAGCACGTTCTTCTGCCAGAAAGCTATACACGCTTCTCGACTCTTATTGAAAGCGCGGACAAGATTGTAACTGTAGAAACACTTGCTGAAATTTCTGGTTGGTTAGTTGAGGTGTATGCAGGTCGCCCGGAAGGGGAGCCAGAAGTCTCCTAACTTGGGGAATTGACCTCTGGCCATACATAAATGGAAAAGCACTCGTGAATAACCTTAATCTGAAAGAAATGGAGGCATCTGACATGTTAGACGTTCTCCACTTCTTTTTTGAGGAAGACATGAACTATGCCTCGGGTGAACAGGCCGAAGGGCGTAGTCGCAGTCGCGAGATTCTTTATCCAGATTTCTACGGATACAAGTATCCATATGCTAGTGCAAAAACAGGAAGCTCTGTCTATGCAGATGGAAACGTCAAAAACTTTGACGAATACGAAGATGACGATGCCGTAGTTCCATTTGATCCTTTGAAGGCGCCGACAAAGTCATTTGTTCCGCCAACACCGGTAAACGCTTCAATGTCAAAACCATTTGGCGAAGCTCTAGACGAACCATTATCAAAGTAAAGACTTAAGTAGAAGGAAGGAGGTGAGCAAATGGCAGTCGTAGGCGATGCGTATATAGTTGTCAAGGCTATAACTACTGGCTTTGAAAACGATGTTCGTCGTGCAGCAAGCGGGATCAATCTCGGGTCTGATGGAAGAGCTGTAGGTGAGTCTTTTACAAAAGGATTTAACAATGGCATATCTAAAGGACTAGGTAAGAAGTTTAATTTCTCTGCTGGAGAAGCAGACGCTGCACGCAGAGCTTTTCAAACGCTTATTAGAACAAACTTTGCGCTCACCGCCTCCATCGGTCCACTTATTTCTGGTCTTGGTGCTCTCGGCGGTGGGCTTGTCTCTCTCGCGTCTTCTCTTCTTGCCGCAGCGCCTGCCAGCGTCGTGTTTGCTACTGCGCTAACCTCTATTGGAATTGCTGCAGTTGGCCTGTTAGGTGCTCTTAAGGGTGTAGGCGCAGCAATTTCTGCAGGAAGTAAGGCAAGAAAAGGATCAGTAAAAGATACTGTAGCTGAAGAAGCAGCGATAAAAAGAGTTCTTAGTGCGACAAGGCGACTTACTGAAGCACAATATGAATTTGCAAAGGCAACAGCAGCTGCTAACGAAGAAATTCAACAGCTTGGCTTTGATGCAGAAGACGCAGCGATTGCCGAAAAGAAAGCTGCAATCGAGCTTGAGAAAGCTCGTGAAACACTTCAACGCGTTCAAGATCTTCCGCCTAACTCGCGTGCAAGACGCGAAGCTCAGCTGGCATTTGCCGAGGCTGAACTAAACCTTCGTAAGTCAAAAGATCGTAACTCAGATCTCCGTAAGGAACAAGAGCGTCTAGGTGAGGCTGCCAAAAAAGCTGGAACAGAAGTATTTCAACAGACTGACACCTATCTCAATGCCAAGCAGAATGAAATAGATGCAGTAGCAGAGCTAGCCGACGCAGAAAAAGCTCGAAAAGCAGCAACAGCAGATGGTGCAGGCGACACGGCATTCGCGGACGCAATGGCTGGTCTTTCTAAGGAAGCTCAAGGTTTTGTTAACTATATCATTAACACCTTTAATCCTGCACTCAAGGAACTGCGTGACGCATTAGGGACTAACCTATTTAGCCAACTCGAGTCTGGCCTTGAAAAACTTCGTACAAAACTTTTCCCAGGTCTTAAGCCAGTTCTTGTAGAACTTGGCGACAGTATTGGAAAGTCCTTTGGAACTATTATTGATGCTATCACTGACATCGAAAATATGGGAGATCTAGAGCAAGTTATTAAAAATGCTGGCATTAACATTGAAAGCTACTCTAGAAGTGCAGCTAACCTTTACGATGGATTCTTGTCAATTCTTGTTTCAGCTCAGCCGCTAGCAGATAAGTTCAACAAGTTCTTAGAGAAAAAGACCGCCGGTTGGGCAACATACCTTGACACCAAGCAAGCCACGGGTGAGCTTGAGAAGATGTTCAACAAGGCTGGAGATATTGCAGCTAAGATTGGTACAGTTCTTGGAAACGCCTTTAGCGGGATTGTAAATATTGTCAAGGCAAACTTCACCCCTGGTGGAGGAGGGTATATCCTTCTTGAGTATTTCAAGGATGTAACAGAAGAGTTTGAAAAGTTCTCTGGTAGTGTTGCTGGCCAGAAGACTTTGTCAGACTACTTTAAGGGCGCAGCTGAAAACTCTAAGGCAATACTTGGATCTGTTGGCGCTTTTGTTAAGGAAATACTTAAGGTCGGTGCAGATCCAAATATTAAGGTATTCTTTGATACTTTAAAAGAAGGCGCTCCCATCTTTGGAGACATTCTTAAATCTGCAAATGAAGCAGGACCATCCCTTGCTAGACTAGTAGTAAGCATTCTTAAATTTGTTAAGGTGACAACTGACGCGGGAGCCATAAAGATATTCTTTGACACTCTTAACACAGTTCTAACTGCGATAAACACATTACTAGAAAATGAGCTTGTTAAGAATATACTTAACGTAATAGGCAGAGTACTAGCTTTTGCGTTAGCACTAGGCACCATCGGCAAAATTGGTGGGTTTGGTGCAAAAGTTCTTTCGGGTAATTTCCAGCAGCTTGGTAAGATAATATCTGCAGTTCTTCCAGGCCCGGTTGTTACAAGTATTAAATCCGGCTTTGATACAATCGCACTTAAAGGAATGTACGCCTTTGATGCAGTAAAGAAAGGCGCTAAGGACACTGCAAAGGCAATAGCAACAGAAATGGGCAGCGCACTTAAACAAGGTGGCGCAAAACTTGCTGAGTTTGGCAAAGCAGCCGGTCTTGCTGCAAAGGAAGGGCTAACTTTTCTTCTTGGTAAACTAAAATTACTTAGTGTCTTTCTTCTAACAACTCCTTTAGGACTTACAATTACTGCTATTACAGTACTAGCAGGACTATTTGTTCTTCTATATAGGAACAGTGAAACATTTAGAGAAGCTGTTCAAAAAGCTTTTGAAAGGATAAAAG